GTAGCGGTGTTCGTGACGGTGATGCTCGAGGAGATCATTTGGGGTCTTTCTTTTTGATGATCGGGTCGACTGGTTTGCCGGTGATGGCGGCCATGCCGTTGCCGACGCTATAGCCCACAATCATGGTGATGATGGGCAGGCCTTGGTCGGTTTCGATCGCGTCCACGGCAAGGAGGACGGTCATGCAGATGAGGGCCACGAGGGCGATGAGGGCTTTAGACGGGTTGATGCTCATGCGAAGATCCACCAGATGAGTGCGGCGGTCATGGCGATGATGGCGATGGGTAGTTTCATGGGGTCGGCGGGTCTGGGAGGTCGGCCTGATCGGATGGTATCCATGTCGCCGGAAACAGTCGGAGCGACTGCCGCCATGTTGCCCATTCGGTCACCTTTGCTGGGGTGAGCGGACAGTTGGGTATTTGTGTCCAGTCCGACTCGTACAGCAGGTTCTCAATGACAAGATTGAGCACCTGTTCGGGTGTCTGATAGTCGGGGTCAGGGTTGATGGCGACGATCATCAGGCGGCTCCTACATCTTCGACGTACAGCATGGCAAGACGGGTCGCAGATCGGGTCGCGGTTCCCGTTCCTGCCGAATACTGCAAGGTGGCGACGACCGTCTGGGAGCCTGCGGCAATCGGGGCGATCGACTCCACGAAACCGGAAAATGTGAGGGTCGTTGACGAGATCGCGACGACGGTCGAGTTCAGGACTGTGCCGGTGACTGTTCCCGAACGAAGCCGAAACGTTGCGGACGTGATCGACGTGCCGGACAACGCTGGCTCAATGTAGACGATCCGATAGTTCCGGTTTGCGACTGCCGTCCACGTGACGGTGAGCATGACCTCCTCGGCGGTGACGGACGTATCGGTCGTGCTCGAGGTGACCAGATCGGTCATCAGGCCGCGTGGCAGTTTGTTCATTTGGGCGGCGGTGAGTACGTCGCCGGACGTGAAGTCTGTGTTAGGGGAGACTGCCATAAATTACCATCCGAGTCTGTTTGTGTTGAGAATACCGAACGTGGACGAGTTCAGGGTGAAAAGGTCATAGATTGTCACCGGCGAAAGATAAACGGTGAACTCTGTCCGACCGGGTATTGCGGACACTGTCGCACCCTCAACGACCATTGTGATCGTCGTATTCGTGCCGTAATAGGGTGAATAGTAAGTGAGGGTCGTCGTTTTGCCGGACATCGCGGAAAGTTCGTCAAGGAACTCGGTCATTCGCGTGTCTGTTTGGGCGTTGTCGTTGAACCGCACGTCGGCGTACAACTCTTCCTCGGCGAACACGTTTGCGTAGTAGTCGGTCTGTGCCTGTTGTTGGGCTGTGTTATTGAACAGCACTTGCCGGTCGTAATTGCGTTGATAATTTGAGTTGCTGACGGCTTGGGTCGTGCCCACAGTCGTTGAAGTGAGGTTGACGACGTTCGGATAATTCGCGTTCGGAAGTTTTCGGGTCAGTCCGTCATAGACGAGTTTCGTCGAGGCGTTCAGGCCGAACGTGAACAGGGATGCGGATGGTGCGGCGGACGTGCGGAACTCTAGGGTCGCCCCGTCGTAGTAGTACGTCGAGTTCTCGGTGAGGAGAAGGTCGACGACACGCTGACCGATGGTGGTCGGATCGAACGCATCCGAAACGGTTGCACGACCGTTGATCAGTGTTGCGGGCGGGTACGGCGGCTCAAACGGGTAGACCTCTTGGGCGAGAAGTCCGGCCTGATAGATCGCGTTTGTGTAGCCGATGACAGGATCATCATTCACATAGAACAGTGACATCATGCCGATGGCATCGGTTCCTGTGATTGTTGCGGTGTATGCACCGACCGCCATGTCATCGTGATACGTCACCTCGACAACGTAGAAATACATGTCAATTGCTGATAGGTCGTTGCCAATAATGATTTGGTCGCCCTCGGCGATCGTGGCGGCCTGTCCGGTGTTGTTTCGGACGGTGAGAGTGCAGTTATTTCCGGTCGGTGTATTGAACCATGAGGAGCGTCCAATGGAGAACGACAGGCTTTGAGTGATTGACGTGTATGACGTCGCACCAATCGTTATGTTCCATTCAATGGTGCTCATTAGCCGATGGCGTTTGCTGGGAGTCGGTTATTGACTCGGACGTATTGTTGAAGGGCGGCGACGACGGCGTTCGGGTCGGCGGACGTGACTGTCACGTTCACGGTGTTGCCGCCCATAGCCCCGTTTGGGGTGACGTACCCGCTACGGGCACCCATCGTCAGCAGCTCGGGGCCACGCTCACCGACAAGGTACGTGCCGCCAGCCGACACCGGCCCACCAGCCGCTCGACCGGGAATGGAGAACGACAAGCCTGCTTGACCGATCATTTGGGAGGCGTTCAGGTTGGCGTATTCGGCTCCTGATGCCAGCCATTTAGCCAGGTTGAGTGCGGCTGCATCTCCTTGGGTTCGGAAACGCAAATAGATTTCCTTGGACGAAATGTCTCCGAGTGTGCCCGCAATGGTGGCAATCAGGCTTGCCACCTCTGCGGCCGCCGCTTCGTATTTTGCGATGTCGGAATCTGAACCTGTTGCAAACGCTGTAACTGCGGCGGCCTCAAGATTTTTCAACGCTTCTTCTGCGTTATTTATTGCGACCTTTTGGTCAAGACGGCCGGTCAGAGTTTGCCATGCGGTGTCAGCGGTCAATAATGCGTCACGCATTTTGGTGATGCCGTCAGTGAATTCGGCAAGTTTCTGTGCTTTCAGTGAATTGAGAAAGTCTTTTTGATCGTTGCGTGCGTTGCGTAGGTCGGCGGCGTAGACCTCGATGGCTCTACTGCTTTTCCCGAAGTTCAATGACCAAACGTCGTCCCAAATGCTTCGCAGTTCTTGACCAAATTTCATTGTTTGGTCGTTCACAAATTTGATTGGACTCCACAACGTTTTGATGCCGGCTTGGACACCCGAGAAGAAGTCTCTTAGTTGTTTGCTGTTCAGGATTTCGACGGCTTTTTCAAGCACCGGCACAAGCACTTCACCGAGTTTCAATGCCAAATCGCCGACGGTGTCGCCCAGCCTGTCCATTGTGTCGCGGAATTTCTTAGCCTTGGCTACTTCTTCGGGGCTGATGGTCTTAGCGTCCGACACCGTGGCCAGCGATTTGCGTAGTTCGTCTGATCCCATTTGGATCAGTTCGGACATGTCCCGCCAACCTTTGCCAAGAATCTGGGTGGCAACTTTTGCTCGAGTGGCCGGGTCTTTGATCTTGTTTAGCCGGTCGATCGTGTTGAGGAATGTTTCGTTTGCGTCAACTGTGCCGTCCTTGGCGTAGGCAACTTGAATGCCGAGTTCCTCGAACAGTTCGGGTGACTTCCCAAGTTCCTTGTTCATTTTGCCTATGGCTGTCTCAACGGAGTTGGTTTCAATGCCGATGTCCCCGGTCACCTCAATCAGACGAGATGCTTCCTCGACGGCCAGTCCGGTGGCGGACGCGAACTTGTCCGACGATAACGCAAGGTCTTGGAATGCCGATACGCCTTTGGCGGCGAAGGTGGCGAACGCTGAAACGCCCGCGGCCGCAAACGATGCGGCATTGGCGGACACTGCGTCAAACACGCCTTTGCCTGCCGCCTTGAATTTGCCCATGGTGCCCTCGGCTTGGGCAACCTGCTTGCGAATGTCAACGAACGCACGCTCGGCCTGTTTTATGCCGGTATTGATGAACTCGCTAACGATGGGGATTGATACGGCCATCACACCACCTTCACAATCTTGGCCACGGTCGTCTTGCCATGCTTGTATTGGAGGGCGTACGACGACTCATTCATGATCTTTTCCACCAGTTTCCGCAACTTTTCCTGAACGTCGCTTGCGGACAGTTCGTAGGCTTTCCACATGGTGCGGGACGGATTGCCGTACCGGGACGACAGCACGTTGATCATTTGGGCACCTTGCGGGGTGGTCGATTTGCCTGCCATGTCAAACAGGGTGGCGGTACGGCTGTTCCACTTCATGCCGAACACGGCCGCCTTCTTTTTTGACCCGGACGTGAACGCTTTGATTGAGCGGGTTTCTTGGCTGGTGCTCCACGGGAGCAGACTGGTAGCTTCGTCGTTGGCCGTCGTGACGGCTTCACGGACACGGGCACCTCGAGCGTAACGGGCCGCCTTGTTGGCTAACGATCGTTCGCGGCCGCCCACGTTGTAGGCACGTTTCCAACCGGACATCGGTGCGTCGCCGGGAAGCAGGCGTTTGGCTTCCTGCACCATCGGCTTGGCGATTTCCGCAAAATCTTTAGTGATTTGGCGACGGGTTTTCTTGTCCATGGCGTTCAGGATCGCCAAGGCTTCCTTGACACCCTTGACTTCCATGGTCGGCCCTGTCATCGCTTCTGCTCCTTGATGATGGCGGCCACGGTCGCCACGTCCTCGAAGTCAAATGGTACATCAGGCGGCCACCAGCCGGTGCTGATTAGCAGTTCTGCTAATGAGCGTCGGTAGGTGCCGGGGAGAAAGGGCCGACCACTTCTTCGGACACGACCTCGAGTTCCACCAGTCGGTTGATGAACGAGTCAAATTCGACGGGCACGACCACCTTGTCACGTTTGCAACATTCCCACGCCATGAAAGCAAGGTCTTCCATGCCGATACCGGACGCAAGGTCACCGGCTTTCTTACGGTATTTGCGTTCCCATGCGATCACGGTTTGCAGGTTGGTGGTGATGACGAACGGGCCGTCACCGATGTTGACCTTCAGGTGAAGTTTCATGTCGGGCCTTTCGGGTTTGGTTTAGGTCAGGATTCCGACCATGCCCATGTGCCACCGTTGAAGGTGACGGACACGGTGGCAAGTTCTCCAAGCGTGTACGCAACGGGCAGTTCAGCCAAGAACCCGCCAGTGAGGGTGCCCAGCGGGTTCGTGGCCGACGTAGCGGCGGACGATCCCTTGATAGTGATGTTCGTGGAGGTGCCCACCAACGACTTGAGGCTGGCGTACGTCTCGCTCGAGGCGGTCGACCAGTACAACTCGACGGTGATGCTGTTCGTCTGCAAACCGGCAGTGTACTTGCGGGCGGTGTCACCGAACGCGGTGTTTTCCAACTGGTCGAACGCTTGGCTGATGGTGGCCGACGTGCACTGATCGGACAGGTCAACTGCGTTGATCGTAATGACAGGATTGGACAGGTAGGTCGACGTGGCCATGATTACTCCTTGGGATTGTTGCCAGCGTCGGGAGCCGTGTTCTTATTTTTAGCAGATTTACCACCGGCGGTGTGGACTTCCTCAACGAAACCTCCGGCAATCAACGCTTCCACGTTGATGCCATCCACGGGTTCGTAGATTGCTCCCAGTTCGCCGATACGGGTGGAAATGATGCGAAGTGCCATTGTCAACCTGCCTGTGCCTGTAGGGGAATTGTGAGGTCGTAGGCGGGGAATTCTTGTCCGCCGATTTGGATGGATACCGGGCGGCCATCCATCACCGCCACGTTCTTTTCCAGCAACTTCGCACAGATAGCGAGAATGTCGCGGAGTGCGTCAAGGTTGGATGGGCCGAGGCTGAACACTCGAGCCTGAAACGTCATTTTTACGATGTTGCCGTTCCACGATTCCCACGATGGTGCATCCAAAAAGACGCAGGGTGGGTTGATTTTGGCGGGGTCGGTGACGACCCGTAGTCCGCTGATCGTGGCGAGCGTGGCGGACAGGTCGTCGATCGCCTCGTTGAACAGGTCGGTGTAGGCCATCTCATGCGACCTGCGGCCTCGAGATGCCGAGCAGCTGTTTGATGAGCGGTGACAGGCCGGTGGTCGGGGCTTGCCCCATGTCGGAGAACGACGCGAACTGGTCGATGGCTCCACGCTGAC